GTCATAGAACCCCCTAATTTTGCGATTCTCTCTTTAAATGACCTACCGCTCATATCTGATATATGCTTGCATTTATTAAGGTCTGAGACGTTTAAATTAATGGCCTGAGCACATTTTTCATCACCATTTAAGGTCCAACAAACAGTGCCCATAAGTATATATTTTAGAATCATTCTAAGTTGCTTCTTCTTCTGGAATTACTCCTCTACAATCAAATTTCAAATAAATCCCATGTTTATTAATCTCAGCTTTACCTATTTCAACAGTTTTATCAAGGGATTTTTGATACCCATCAATCATACATTCATAGCTTGTTGGGTATAACTTATTAAAACTATGGGGTGGCATACAAGTATTAGCCACACTACTACACATTACTATTGTTAATAAAAACTTCATTGACTTATGATTATCTCCCATATATATAAGATTACGTGAAACTAAAAAGTAAATCTATATTGTTAAAAGATACCATAGAAAAGGTAGACGAACAATTAGCGACAATTCCGACACATGACATCCAGGGCTGCCCGGTTGAAGACTCTACGGATTTTTCTATGTATGTTGATTCTATTTGTGAAATAAAAATCATGGATGAATCTGGCAAGGAACATAATCCAATATCTAATGGATTTGCTACAGCTTTAGTGCACGATGAAATAAAAACCAAACAACAAGAGGATAACTAATGGTAAGTAAAATAATCTCACTTATGTCTTTAAAAGCAAGAACAGATATTAAAAAATCTGTTGACCCTTTATTTGATAAAATAACTAAAGGTATTGATGACCTAGGTGCTGAAGTAGTAAAACTAAGAGCAGAAAATAAGGAACTCAAAAAACAATTGGGTTTAATTGAGTCAGAAGATCCATTAATATTAACACCCGATATGGAGGTAAAAGATGGACACAACTAAGTGGAAGTCTATTGCAGTAAGACTTGGAGATTACAAATTATTAAAAGGTATTTGTAAAAACAAGTTCAGAGCTCCTGGTGCAATGATATCTAAACTAATAGATAATCATATTTCTTATGAAGCTAAGAAATTAAAAATTACACCGGATGCTTATAAAAAGAAATTACTAAACGGAGGAAGTAATGGCTGATCCTAAAAAAGGGACCGGAAAAAAACCAAAAGGTTCTGGTAGAAGGTTATACACTGATGAGAATCCTAAAGACACTGTTGGCATAAAGTTTGCAACTTATGAAGATGCCGTTAATACAGTTAGCAAAGTAAAAAACATCAATAAACCTTTTGCAAGGAAAATACAAATTTTAACAGTTGGTGAGCAAAGGGCTAAGGTTATGGGTAAACATAAGATAGCTAAAGTATTTAGTAAAGGTAAAGATAGTATAAGGAAAAAGAATGCCTGAGTCTCCCGCAGAATATATTAAGGTAGATTTTAAAAATAAAGGTAAGGAAGATTTTACTATTGAATACGATGCTGTGACTAGCACTCTAACATTTAAAGTAAATGGTTTTGTTAGAAATAAGATTGCACTTAAAAACGCAGAGTCTGTATTTGATAGGATGTTAAGAGTTTGTAAAAAATTTTTTTTAAAACTTAGGGAGAGACATAATGCAAATTAAAGAATTAAAAGATCATATAGAACAATTAAATGCTCAGAAAAAAACATTAAAACAATTATTAAAGAAAGCCGGTAAAAGAATTAAAACTTTAGAAATACTAGCAAAGCATAAGATATACGCTCAGAAACACTAGATCTGGTATAGACCAAGGTAGTGCATACATTATATACTTTACAACTATGAAAAAAATTAATATAGAAGGTATTAAGGTCATTGACTGTAAAGAATGCAACGGATCTGGCCAAATCTTGGCCCCTGCATCTCTAATGAAAGCAGCATGTATCTTTTGTAATGGAAAAGGTTCCACGCTTCACGGACAAACTAAACTAGAAGAGCCTGTATACCAGGCAGCGTTAAAAATAATATGGGACTTTATTAATGGCAAAGAACACGGATGGTATCACTGATCTAACTAAGTGCATGGTCATATGCGCTAAAAAATTAAATAAGACTGAATATAAAAAAATAACTTCTACTATCTATGCTTTATTAAATGGTGTTACTTTTCAGTACCCAGAGTTTGGCCCGCAATTTTTACGAGACGCAACTGACATAAGATCAATGCATAAAAATGATAAGAATGGAGATAATGTTGTAAATTTAAAACTTATAAAAGGTACCAGAGATGTTAACAATTTGTTATAATCTTGGTATGGAACATAGTTTAATAAGTGACTTTGATCAATTGCAACAATTTATTAAAGATGAAAAACTGAATGGCGCAGATATCACCCTAATCATGGATGATATTCATCATCATTGGGAGATCGCATCCTCTTTTAATTGGAACAATTCAAAGGGATATTATAGTGATCTACTCACCAGACTTATTAAAACTTATGGGCACTAACATAGCATCTGATCTCATTAACGAAAACCATCAAAACAATGAACAGAAATTATGGCGACACGTCATATTAAATGCAATGGAAGATGTTCGTATTAATAATACGGATAGAAAATCAGCCTTAACTAAAATAGATGCACACGATTGGATTAGTGATTCTGAAGACTTCGATCAAATTTGTTGGTGGGCCGGTTGGGATCCGGAAGAGATTAAACTAAGATATAAAAAAGCTTTAAAAAATTTTGAGATTACTTTTCATTTAAAACATATTAAATGGAAAGAATATAATGAGCTCTATCATAGACATCGAAAAGAAAAAAATAAAGAGCAGCGTGCTGTGTTAAGAATCGCAATGCTAAGAGCTAGGGGTAATATAGGTAAAATAAAAAGTGAATTAATTAGTAATATTTTTTTATCGGTAAAAGTTTAGTCACGGTGGCCTAAAAGAGAGCTTTATGAATTTATGTAATCTTTTTTTGAAGAGATACATATCATCTTTATAACTTAAATAATAAAAATTGTAAATTAAAACCCTGGAGCCGAAAGGTAGACTCCAGGGAAATGATAACTAAAAATGGAGTTATTATTATGAAAAACAATAACACTTAATTATTACTTTATGGGAATATGTTTGTAAACCCTGAGCCAAACTTTTAGGAGCAGTAAAACTCAGGGCATCCTATAGGGATATACGTTATATAATTATATTTCAACTTAAGTCAAGGGTCGTGTACCTTGGCTGTTGCATAATTGCAACACTAGTCACGGGCCACGATTCCTACATACCTACACACTAGAAATAAAAAAATAAAAAAATTTTATTTGTAAGGAAATAGCTAGGAAACTAGGAAAATACTATATAAATCAATAATTCTAGAGCAAAATTGACTAGGAAAACACTAGGAAAATTCCTAAACATTCTGGGAAAAGCGTTCCAAATTATTAGTAAAAAAAGATTTGAGAAAAAAATTTCTAGTATTGAGGTATTAGAAAAAAATAAAAATATGGTATTGTTGACCTGTATGCCAAAGAAAAAGAATCAATTGAAACTATCCAGTGAGTTAACTGTAAAGCAAAGAAGCTTTGTGGATATCTTGGTAAAAAATTGGGGTAAGATATCTAAAGTTGATGCAGCAAAACAAGCTGGGTATGAATCAAAACAAGAATATGGTCCAAGAGATATTGCGTCTAGATTAATGAATCCGGATTTAAATCCGCATGTTGTAAGATATTTTGAAAAAAGATATCAAGAAGAGTTAGATAAAAAAGAAAAAGATAAATTACGTAAGTATAACCGGTTTGATCATTTAAGTAAAAAAGCAGAAGAGAAAGGCCAATTTGGCCATGCCATAAATGCTGAGTTTAGATCTGGTCAAATGGCAGGTATGTTTGTAGATAAAAGAGAAGTTAAACATGTAGGATTGGAGGGAATGAATCGTGAGCAATTGGAGAGCAGACTTGCAGAACTCGAAAAAAAAATCGGGGAAGGCAAAAACATCATTGACGTTACGCCAGAGAAAATTAATGAAAAGTGATCAATGGATGAAAGTATTTAACGAAGTTCATAATTCACACCTGGTCAATACTTCTATTGGTGTAGTAACAGTAAAGGTAAAGTCTTGAAAATGCATATGGGTTTTTTACAACTTCCGAAGATACATATGGGTTTTTTACAACTTCCGAAAATACATATGGGTTTATTTTAAAATGAAAAAAAATAAGAAAAAAATTTTAATTCCAAAAAAAATTAAAAATGAAATAGAAAAATATCCAATGGTATCTATTGAGTGGTTTGATATTTTGAGTAATAGTTCTTGGTCGAGCTTTGAGGAGCTTAAAAAACAAAAACTTCCTACCTGTATAACTAAAGGTCATCTTTACTCTCAATCTAAAGGTATTACTAGAGTATTTGGCGATTTTTCGCTTGCTGATAATAATATAGATATAGAGAGTATTGGAAATACTACCATAATACCTAATTCAGTAATTAAAAAGATTGTAAAAATCTAAATAAAGTATATATCCTATATTTATGGGATTTCTAGCATTTTTAGTCAGATTTATGGTCAAATACCCTTATTTATTTATAGGTATATTAACACTACTTATAGTTGTATCTAATACAAATTGACATATCCCATTAAATTTTATATATCTTCAAATAATATAAACAACAAACAAAGGAGCAAAAATGGGATTTGATTTAACAGGACTAAATCCAAAAAAAGCAAAATATAAATCTCCAAGTAATGATTTATATGAACAAGATAAAGATAAGTTTTTCCAGGAACTTGAAAAATACCAAAATCAAGAGGGAACTTATTTTAGGAATAATGTTTGGTGGTGGCGACCTTTAGCCAAATACGTTATCCTTTTTACTAAAGTCGTTCCAAAAGGTGAAGAACAATGTTGGGGTTATAATGACAACCATATTGTACAAGAGGAAGACGCAAAACAGATTGCAAAACAATTAAGGTATCTAATTAAAACAGGACATACCAAAAATTTTGCAAGAGAGTGGGAAACAAGACGTAAAAAGATAGAAAAACATAATGAGAAAGTTGAAAAGGAACTAGAGACTTTTACAAAAGAAGTGCAAAAGAAAATGAAAGATGACAATTTAGTGCCAAGAGACTTTCCAAAAAAAGATCACGACAAATGGGAAAAAATTTATGACAAACGAGATCACAACGGATCATATCCATTTTCAGTAGAAAATGTTGAAGAGTTTGCAAAATTTTGTGAACATAGTGGTGGCTTCAGTATAGGTTAGGAGCAAAAATGAAAAAGAAACTAGATCAAATGACAAATGAGGAACTTACTTGTAATTGGCAAAAAAGAATTGAAAAACATTTATTAGGTAAGTCAATCGTTAAAGTAGAATATATGTCAGAAAAAGATAGTGAGGAACAAGGTTGGCATTGTAGACCAATTCAATTACTTTTAAATAATGGAGTGTGGTTGACTATGACAAGTGATGACGAAGGCAATAATGGTGGTGCAATTCATACTAATATAAAAGAATTGCCAATCATACCCGTCATCTATTAAAGAATTTTTTTGATTGTTTTTAACAGGGGTGAAAATAAAAATGATCTGGGTTGTTAGTAAGGACTTCATTGGACAGAAAGCAACCCATAAATTAATAACAAACAAATAGGAGCAACTATGAGTGGAGTACAAGTAAGAACCCAAGACCATTTAAGGTCAAAGGTACGAAAAAAACTAGAACCTCTAATTGAAGACCAAAAGTTAATGAACAGGCAATTAGTTATGGAACTAGCAGAAAAGGGTTATATTAGACTAATTGAAAAAATTGGTGCTAAAAAAGTAATCCAAGAGTTAAAAGACGCAGAAGATAACCATGAAAATGCTAAACGTAAGGCAAAAGCATTTTTTAAAAAAACTTCTCACTCTAATAGGGCATATAAGAATTCTTTAAAATATGAATTCACCTCTAGAGATGATAAGATCACTTCTTTACAATGTGAGGAACAATGTAGGACTTGGAGTGAAAATTATGCTGAACGTGAAGTAGAAAAGACTGAACAAGGTAAAGAATTGAAACGATTACAAAGTCTTGAAGAGGCATGTGATGATATAATCATGGAAGCAACTACTACTAAAGATTTAACTGACCAATTAAATGAAATTTTAAAAGTTGGTGCAGGACTTGAGTGGCATAACTTTAAGGCAATAGGTTATAAACCTGTAAAAAGGTAAATAGAATTCGCTTGCTTGAATTCGGCAAGTTGAATATGTGAGGGCAACGAGGCGAGAGTTTTGTTGCCCTTTTTTTATTTTGTTGATACGTTTAATGCGTGAAAAAAAAAGAAAGTTTGCTATGGCAACGCATAAAAAAATTAAATCTTAAAGGTCAAATTTTTCGTTTAGAATCTAATACAATTAATGGTATTCCAGACATTTATTGGTTATTTAAAGCCAAAAGTAAATGGATTGAACTTAAATCTAATACAGGCAACAAAGTAGGACTTTCAAAGTATCAAATCAACTGGCATTTAAAACATTTTCAAAATGGTGGACAGTCATTTATCTTGCGAGAGTGCCTCTCGCAGAAAGAACCCAAAACTTTGGCTTCTTTCCAATTATTCGTGGTTCGTGAACCAAGAGACTTGGTTCTAGTTTCATGTGAACCTAAACTCATAGACATTTTTAAAATTATTCAAGACGCATAAACGAGCTCCCTCGCTTCACGCTTAACTTCCGAAAACCTATATGGCAAGTTTCGTGTTTCGTTTTCCATTAACAAAGTCCGAAGTTGCTTATGGCAAATTTTTCGTTTTTAATTTTGCATTAACACACGCAGGTATTTCCGAAAATACATATGGTGAATTTTCGCTTTTAGATTTACCATTAACTTGGCCCGGATCTTGATCAATTGGCCAGAGCTCCCAGGCAGCCAGCAGCAGCTAAAAAGCCGCTTGACATATCCCAGCTAATCCCATATGTAACAGTAAACAAACAATGGAGCGAAAAATGAAAAAAAATGAAGTAATAGAATTCGAAGGAAAAAAAATTAAAATTCCATTCGATATCTATGTTAACCCGGCTAAGGCCTTAGAGCTTGAGACGGTTGCGAATCCTTACAGCGGAAAAAAAGCTATTATACCGGTTTTTGCTGTAGCTGTACTGGATGTAATAAAGGGTTGCGAGCTGATGCATCACAATGGAGATATTAATTCAGAGGCTAAGACAACCAGGATCTTTAACAAAGGGCGTGAATTTTTTCAGAAGTATTTCACTGAGGAATATTACACGTTACTAGACTAATGCTGTTGAATTACTACAGCCAGACTAAGATGGCCAAGGGAGAGCCGTTCGGGTATAAAACGGCAATCCTACACTTGGCCCCGTTTAATCTTAGTTTAAAAAATGTATGTCCTAAAGCTAGCCCAGAATGTGCAGCCGCTTGTTTAAATACATCGGGCCGGGGCCAGATGGTATCGGTCCAGAATGCAAGAATTAAAAAAACAAATTATTTCTGGACCAATAGATCCGGGTTTTTATGGGAGCTGTCCCGGGAGATTGAGCAGCTTAAAAAGCGGGCAAGGAATCAGGGCTATAAATTCGCTGTAAGATTAAACGGGACCAGTGATCTGGCCTGGCATAAGTTCAAGCTATTAGATGGCCAAAGCGTCCTGGATCTCCATCCAGATGTCCAGTTTTATGATTATACGAAAGTTATTTCGCATCTAGATCATAAGCTTAAAAACTATCATGTTACGTTCAGTGATTCAGGCCGTAACGATTCGGACTGTAAAAAAGCAATGAAGGCGGGCGCAAATGTTGCCGTAGTATTTCGAAATAAATTGCCCAAGCTCTGGCAGCGTAAAAAAGTTATTGACGGTGACCGTCACGACCTGAGATTTTTAGATCCCCGGGGCGTGATCATTGGACTAGTAGCCAAAGGGGCCGGCCGTAAACAGACAGAGGGAGGATTCATTCATGGATAATTTTCTGGCCTTCCTGGTCCGTTTAATGGTGTTTTTTCCGTATACGTTCTTATTTATATTATTGATGCTAGTTATCATATGAGAACAAAACACGAACAGTGTTGCAGCAATGCAACACTGTAAAAAAAATAATTTATTATATTGACATCTTATCACGTCCCATATATATAAGATGCATAACTAAACAATGGAGGGTTATACAATGACAAAAGCAAGTCAAATAAAGACAGCTCAAGAGTCAATTAAAAAACCAAATAATGTTTTTTATTTCGATTATTCGAGCCGTCAATCATTAGTAAGGGAACAGAATAAAATTCTCGGGCTAATGAAAGAGGATGCAATTAAAAGATTTAAGGAAAAAAATCTTTTAATATTCAAGCCGTTTAAAATAGGTAATAAAGAATATAACGGCAATGCAAAAAAAATAGAGCGAGAATCGGCTCGAGTCGATACAAAAAAACTAAAGGAAAAATATCCTGAAGTTTATAATGAATGCTTAAAGCCTTCTAGTTCTATTATAATAGAGACTAACTTCGAGATCGTTTAAATGATACCATTTAAATATCTCGGTTATGATGTAGAAATTAAGGGGCCTATAAGCCCCTTAACATCAGAAGTTAAATTCACTTTTAAAAATGCTACTGACGACAATACACATATTTTAAAATTGAATACTTCAAAAGATAAACTATATCACAACGTAATTAATAAGATTAAGAATAGCATAAGAGCACGGTTGCTATACTTACAACAACAACGGGACTAAAGCCCGCAATCACTGGCCCCTAATCGGGGCCAGTGAATCAATAGAGGTACCAATCGAAATCCAAAAATTAAAATATTTTTTTAAAATTTTTTTTGAGATTTTTGTGTTACAGTTACTTAACATTAGTAAACCTTAGCATGACAAATACATGTAGTATCGCTCTAAACGTTATGGTATAAAAAGGGGACCCAGGTCAAAAGAAAAATATGACAGAGCAAGCTAAATTATTAACCACCGATCAATTGTGATTGAGGCTCGAAAAAGTATGGTTACAACATATTAAATTATGTCAGGATAACTTCTTATATTTTGTTCAAGAAGTATGGCCAGACTTTATCTGCCGTAAAGAAAAGGAACCTTCTAAGTGGGGCCATCACCAGATAATTGCTAGTGAGTTTACAAAAATTTCAAATGATAAAAAGGGTAGGCTAATTGTAAATATGCCACCACGACATACTAAATC